CCATAGATATTCTAGCTTATTGCCACTAATTATTCGTGATATTGTTATTATTTATTTGTTCGTAATTCTCCACCTCCCAACCTTGCTTGACCGACCTGCGGTCGGAAAGAGGTAAAGAGGTGAAGAGATAAAATGATTAAAATGCTGTAACAGGACGAACTCGAAACGAATAGCCAACCTTACCGTCGTAGTACCGAAAGCCATAGTCGAAAGTCAGACCCCACGCATTGCTGCCCGAATTCTCAACGCACGACCAGTAATACGACCGCTGTAGCAAATCAGCACTCTGCTTACCTGCGTTCTTGATACGCTGCAAGGCAAGATTGATGGTCTCGAAATGAGAGCGGATAATTTCAAGTTCTCCTGTAGCAGGAAGATACCACGACTTTGCAGGAATGCCTACGTCTCCTCCTGGGTCACCCGTGTGTGATTTCGAGTAATTGTAACAGTAAGCCACGGCGTATGTTTGAGGGGAATCATTCTTGTAATAACTGCTCGCCATTATAGCGGATGTTCTGGTCTTTCCATCGAGGAGACTCCAATCGCTTGATGTCTGATATCCGACCGAACTAGCATTCTGTACGCTTCCCCATTTCATCGCTTCACTAGGCTCAACAAGAGCAATTCCGATACGTGTGCTGCCGTGCTGAACAACGACCGCATCGGCATCTGCCTTACTAATACCGATGCCGGTAGTCTGCCAAGCTTCGCATCGCATATACGAACCCCAAGATTCCTTTTGAATCTTGCCGATATACACACCATCCTGTAACGAACGAAGATTCTGCTCCAAATAAGTCTTCATACTAGCTGCACTAGCATTTGTGACCGCCTGTCCGTTAGCAGACAGCCATTCGCTGATTTTTCTTGTCTTAATAGCCATAATGTTATGTCTTTTAAATTGTTACTACTTATTTATCACCATATAACAACAACGCATTGCTGATAGCGGCATTCACGGCATCAATGAAGCAAGGAGCGGTGGTACGTTCAACGAGTTCCTTGATGATTTCCACCTCGTCATCTGTGTATTCTGTCTCGTCACTTCCGTTCCACATCTTCACTGCAAGAGCCTGTCCTGCAAGTCCAAGACCTGCTCCCTGCGAGTAGATGATGTTCGCAATCTGCTTGCGAGCGTTCACAACCTGACACTGATTCTTTTCCAGTGTCATAAATACTTCCAAGTGTTCTAATTCTATCTTCATAATCTTTGATGTTTATTATCTTGTTGCATAGCTTACAATCCATTGATTACCATTATACCAAAACCAGCTAACTTGACCTCTAGTATCAGTGTACCAAGTTGTTGCCAAACTAGCATTATGAGTATCATAGATTCCATTTCTTGACGAGAAAACAACCCTGCTTCCTCGCTGAATGATGGTATAGCATTGTCCGTATTTCGGGGAATCTGGTAGTGTAAGAGTAATGGTTGATGTGTTGTAGCATTCGATAGTGTGATTATACTCCGTAAGCTTATAGCTTGCCGCAATCCTTACAAAGGATGGTCTAAGACCAATTACGTCTCCGCCCCTAATTACGATGGCATGATTGCCTTCATACGGATCTGTCGCACTAAAACTGCCTGCTTGGTCTGCCCAACGTGTGAGTAGATCTAATGCCGTACACATCTTACCTCCAGAAACAGGGTCTGATGGCACTGAAGTACCAGCGTCTATACGAATTAATATGCCTGTACTCAAATTATTAGATGGGCTTGTTGTAGAAAATATCTGTAGTCCTGTATCCATATAATTTCCGCAGGCAATGAAATAGCCTTCATTGTGCAGATAGTCATGATTCATAAACTTCAGGCATTCATTCGTTAGACCCATACCTTCCATTTTTCCGACTGACCCTATTGCATAATTACCAATCTCGAAACCTCCAATACTTCCGCTAGTTGCGTTTATTCTACCAGATATATCTACATTTGTGCCTTTTAAATATCCACTCCTCTTTACCGCAAACGAAGCTGAATCGCCAGTTTCTCCGCCTAGCCACAAGCTCCAGTTGTCAATGTCATCAACTACTCTGAACGAACCATAAATCTTACTATCAGCAGCCACATCAGTCGGACTATACAGATTAATCTGATTAGTTCCGAGCATATTGATGGTTGCATTCTCGGCAAGGAGAAGGTGCGTTGCTATCGACTTATAGTTGTTCATCTCTTTCCAATGTCCGTCAGACAAATTAGGAGAAGAGGTAGCTTTATCGTAAGTGACAATACATTGCCACCACCTTTTATTAATATACACAACATCAACATAAGCTTCTTCACCCGAACCCGAAAGGTATTTGTACTCACCCGATTCAAAGCCGTCGTGCTCACGCATAAGAGCACCTTTCGTTCCTCTTGCACCTTGTGGTCCTTGTGGTCCTTGTGGTCCAGTTGGTCCTTGCGGTCCTTGTGGTCCAGTTGGTCCTTGTGGTCCAGTTGGTCCTTGCGGTCCTTGTGGTCCAGTTGGTCCTTGTGGTCCAGTTGACCCTTGTGGTCCAGTCGGTCCTCTTTGCGAAAAGGAGATAGAACCTGTTACCGTTGCCAATATCTTTGTCATAAGATACCTTATTTAGTTCCTGTTATAGAATACACCGCACCCTTATAATCTCTGATGCCAGCTTCAGTAATCGTAAACGTGTTGCCCGACTTGGTAATTGCAGAGTTGATAGGTACACCAGCATTGGAATAGAGCGACATAGAGAATGTTACTCCAATTTCGTTCGCTGTAGAACCTCTCTTGCGCATATACGGCTTATACACAATCTTGCCGCCTGAGTTTTGAATGAAGTTCTCAGCTACAGGATTGTCGTTTCCGTCCGTAGGGTTTGGATAGAGAATATATTCATCAGACACGTCATTGATAGTCTGTGTGTCAGAAGCGTAGAAGTCGTTACCCTTGTATGCCTCACACTTAACGATGATGGAAGAATCCACGTCCGTCTCGTTGATTGTAAATGTAGCAGAAGTGCTGTTCTGTTTGAGCACCCATCCGCCGCTAGCATCTGGCAGATACCACTTGAACGTATATCCAGTAGATGTAACCATATTACCGTCCGTTACCTGTGCCTTAACTGTACAAGTTCCACCCTTTTCGGTAATGGTAAAGAGAGTCTTATCTGACGTAGCTATGATGTTTACTCGCTTGGAATCAGTTACACCTTCAGCTATATAGACAGGGTACATTGCTTGAAGTGTTACGCTCGTATTAGACATAGATACGATTGTCTTACAAATAATATTGAAAGAATCACCGCCATTAATATTGATAAGGTTCTTATTGACCGTGAGCGTTGGATTGCCGCTCGAATCAGAACCCTCCGTGAAATGCCCAGATGTGCCGCCAATCGTATTGGTAGAGACGTGAGAAGCGTTGAAGGTAAGCGTTATGCCAGCCACTATCCAAGTAGGAGAACCCTTAGAAAGGTCGAACGAATTACCAGCACCCTGTTCTGCTGAATATGCCTGCATAACCAACTTCGGCTTGGTCACACCGCTCGCTTCGAAATTAGGTACAACGTTGGATGGAGATGCAGGGTCTCCGTCATAATTCTGATAAATGTCTCCTGTATTACATTGCAAGACCGAATGCAACGTAGTACCATTAGATGTAACAACAATCTGTCCAGTTACCGTAGCTTTACTCATTGCTTACCTCGCTTTCTTTTTTAGTGTCTGTGTTCTCGGAAGATGGATGCTGCCGATATTCGAACCGATATAGTCATTGTATCTAGTATCACCCTCGCCGCCATACTCGACAGGAGTATAGCAGTATGCAGGAGTATCGGTAGTTCCATTGATTTCCGCAAGAGCATCACTCTCAGCCACAAGCGAACCACCGACATTGGCTGATCTCTCGTTGAGATTCACGCCATCAACACCATTCAACTCGCTCTGATAGAGCAAGCAATTTCCGTCACTTGTCATCGTCAGCGGGACTCCGCTTCTGATAATTCTCTCAGCAACCTGCTTAGTAACCTTCACGTAGTATTTCATAATCGTATATTTTATATAAGTTCAACAATAATTAGATACTCTCATCAATCTCCCTTGATATGATATAGTTCCCATTTTCATCCACAAGGGCATTTCCGTTCTCATCAACAATCAACTCGTAAGCACCTCGGTCTTCGATGGTGAGACGGATGCTTTTCTTTGCTTCGAAAGGGCATTGGAACGTTTCTCCATATCCCAGCGTTTCTGCACTCTGTGTCATAGTAGTAACACCATCGTTCGTGCTCTTGCCGTATGTTATCTTCTGCCACTTGGCTCTCAGCACCTTCTTCCACACCGATGGCTCGATGACTCCGTTATTGTCGCTTACTACAGCTTGACAAGTGACGAATGTTGTATCTTCATTGAGGCCGAATCCATCACCAATAAACTGGGCGGTAAGCGGCGGAATGGTTCTGTTGATGTATGTAACCTTTCTCGCATCAGCTTCCCTAGGAGAAGAAGGAATGCTGCCGCTGTAGATGTAGCAAGCCCTTAACTCATATCCGATACCTTCGCCTATCATATCGCAGTCGATTGTGATTGATGATATTTGCCCGTTCGCCCCCTTAGTCATTGCGGTAATCTCGTAGTTCTCGGCATCATCAACGGAAGATATAAGCTGCTTCGTTCCATTATCCAAGATACGATACCACCATATTTTCGTCTTGCTGTCTGCCGTCTTATCCTTAGCTCCGACCATAATCCTCGCAGTGAGGGTTTTTGCTGCTGGATGCTTAATTGGATTCCACAGCACCGTAGGTGGGCTGTCTAGCATAATCTCAGCTCTAGCATTCGTACAGTCCTCTAAGTAAAGAGCCTTGTTAGCAACGAATGTGTACTTGTAGCCACAAACTGGGTCTGTCCAGCTAGCTTCAAATCGCATCGTCCTAGGCTTACCTAGCACGGAGTTCTGCTTGATATAGAGAGTTCCCTTGTTGATTCCTTCTACCACGGCTTCATATCCTGCCTTGATACTTGCATTCTCACTCGTAGCAACGACAACGATTCCGCTCGAAGTCACCTCAGACCACTTGAACGAATCCAACCTGCTGTTGCAGTTCTGCGTCTCCCCTGGATTGTCTGGGTCGATAAGATAGCAGGGAGGGAACATCGTGCAAGGGCGAATGGTGAAGTCTGGCGAGAATGAACCTGCAATACCGTCATACTGCTGTCTGTTGATGATATTGCCGACAATCTCAATGCTACAGGACTGAGAGTAAGCCGTTGGCTGTATCTCCATCATCTTGTCAACACTAACCGCTAAATCTTTAGCCATATCCTATTTTATTTTAAAGTTTAACATTTAGAAATTAACACTCACGTCCTCGGAATACATCGTCTCACCATCCTTGATTTCAGCACTACATCGAAAGACCACCGTGCCTACTTGGAATGCCGTGCCGCCAAGGTCTTCATAGGTTAAATCGACCGACAATCCACTGTTAGCGTGAGAGAGATTCCATTTGTTATCTGCCGTAGGGTTATTCGTTTCCCTAGTCCATACAACGTTTGTCATAGAATCCGTCACGTCTTGATTATAGAGTCTGCCGACTACTGATAGAGTAGTGAATACCTTCCACGAACCATCTTCGTTCGTTGCCATCAAGTCGCTCAGACGGAAGTTCCAGTACTTCGATGATAGCATTTCGAGGGTGAAATAAGGATTTCCCTCAACGAATGCCCAAGCTGTAGATGAGTAGGTTGGCGGCTTCGTTGTCTTGTCTTCTAGACACTTCCACTTGCAGCCGAGATAATAGACCGTATCAATCGTCCTGTCACCATTTCTGTAGGGGTTGTCACCTTGTGCAACTGACAAGCTCCATACACCTCTGTCTCTTGTCGTGTAGATAGGATTGCCTTGATAGTCTATCTGCTGAAACGATTCAGCCATCATCCATTTCGCGTAGAACGCTCCGTCTCGCTTATTGGCGGTAGGGAAGTCTTGGAAGAGAGACGATAGTGCATCTGGCAGCTTACCCATCGCAAGAGAATAATTCGTCTTGTCAATGATAGGCTTAGTAACGTGGTCGAGCCAAACAAGCAATCCCTCAGATGACGAAATATACCAGCAGCTCTGTCTGTCTTCATCTACAGCGTTTCCCCAACGTATCAGTCTCGCCAGCTCGCAAGGTGGGTAGTTCTTCTTGCTCGGACACTCATCATCGGGGTAGCAGACTACCGTAATGGTATTCGTTACCGTATTAACCGAGAGTACTCGCAACCACATATCGTAATACTTGCCGTTCTCCGTCAAGGTGTTGATGGAAGCCAAGACAACATCGTTCTCCTTGAATGCGGTGAAATCGTTATCCCATCGCTTCTGTAACTTCAAGTCGTAGGTTACGTTGCCGTCTTCTGTTGTTGCAGGAATCTCTGTCACCGACTCAACCATACCGCTCTCAGTGAAGACGAAGTTGCTTTCCATTGCTGTCTGTCGATTCACGACGAGTTCCTTGGCTATGATTGAGCTTCGTGATGTGATGCTCTCGAACTCAGCATTTCCCAACTCATCAATCCTGCCGCCAGTACCGAGGAGCATTCCCTGAATGAACTCGCCGAAGGTTGCGCCTTTCTTGAACTGAGAAATATCTTCTGCAATCAAGCCCTGAATGAACTTCTGCACCTTCTCCCAAGTGATTGTGCCATTGGCGGTGTCGTCCTTTGTCTTGTTTAATCTTTGTTCATCAACAGCTTTTGCTGAAAATACATTATAATCCGTAGGAGTTATGCTATCATAACTCTTAATGATGTAAATCGACCTTCCGCTTCCGCCATTACCATTAAGATAACTCTGTCCATTATAGACAAGTTCCTCTATCTTTGACTCCATTGCATTGAGGCGGGAATACGAAGGCTTTTCTCCAACATAATACTTCGCACCATCAAAAGGAATATCAAGGCTGAATTCATATCCAATAACTCTTGAAGACCTATAACTGTCATCATAACCTTTATTGTAAAGGTTAACCCTGTCTCCTACCCCATGCAAGTTGCCACGACCTTGATTGAATGAATAATTAGCCTCAGCGGTACATGTATATGTCGTAGGGTCTATTATTGACTTCTTCAAATTCTTAATAGAATCCGTCAGCAACTCATTGGAAGCAGCAGATACCAAAGCATCGCCCAATTTGGTAGAATCCCAATTATAGAGAACAAAAGTATCTCCGTCCTTTGGATGCAAAGTTGTGTCCGGCAAAAAACGACCATAATCCTCATTAGCAACAATCTCAAATACCTGCGACTTAGGATTTATCTGTTCTTTTCCATCTTTCAATATCGGATTACCATCATCGTCCTTAAGTATTTCAGAAACTCCATCTGGATTAAACTCACATTCGAAGTCCATACCATTAAGAGAACCGCTTTGGAATACTATATGTAAGTTCTTGCCACTAAGAATATACGCCTTTCGGAAAGCCATATCACCTGTTTTTTCGCCATCATCATTGACAATAGTAAGCGAATTTACACGATAGAAAGTCCGTTTGATGTAATCTCCTTCTTCGGGTGTACTTTCATCTTCTACATCTTTTTCATATGATGTTACCTTAGAAGTCTTGATAAGATTTCTTGGATAAATATCATCATTTGTAGTTACTCCCTCAACATATTGGTCTTCACGGAGTCCACCTACTTGTATATATCCATTTTTCAGTTCAAAGCCATTCTCTGCCAGCATTTGCTTGTTTTGTTCAGAACATTCTGCTGACGTTGGAAGCATAAGGCGTTTTTCGACAACACCATCCTTTGTTATATCTGCATCGGAATCATTCTTGTATCCGCTAGGCAAGTTCCTTGCTGCTCCAAAGGCATATACCCTGTTTGCATAAGTGGATTGGCTTTGTGAGCTTGACATAGAAACGATATTGTCGTTAAGTCTGAAATCAGTAATAGCATTCGTATTCTCGCAAGTTCCAAAATGCAGTATATTTCCCTCAAACCACCATTCACAACCAAACGTCTGGGCTATATTCGCAATAGCATCCAATATGCTAGAATTGGAATAGGTTATAAGCTTTGCAGCATTCGCATCTACACTCGCATCTATAACATAAGTATAATCCGTTCCTTCTCCTTCAAAATTAGGGTCATAAAGGTAAGACTTATCTAACTTCGCATAATAAGCTAGATTTTTCATTATCACTTCTATATGAGTACTAATTTTTGAAGTAAGAGAGAATGTCGCTTCTTGTGAACCTGTATTCGGGCGATACTTCAGGATCTTATTCTTTAACTTACGATAATAGGCATCGAATTGGATTTCATAGGAATATCCAATAGTATCATTATCTTTGGCCTTAGTTAAATCTATAAGCTCAAATCGCCCATATGGTGTTTCGATAAAATCACCAAGCAAGAAATATGTCGGTCTAGAAAGTTTAAACGAAAGCTTACAATAGTGAGACTGCATCAATTCATAATGAACTAATGCATCTTGTGTAACAGGAACAGTACATCTTACTTGTACGTTTCCGCTATTATCGTAGTACTTTATGTCGATTTCCTTGAAAGTTTTCATAATTATTCTATATCTTCAAATTCTTTTAAAGTGAATTTTTCTCTATCCGAATCCGTCAGTTCTCCTCTATTTGTAGGATTGTACTCCACTAACTTCAAACTCTTCTTGCCTATAGAACCTCCTTTTCCCCTTGAATAGCTAGATGATTTTCTTGCACAATACAAACGATAAACATCATCTTTTGATTTCGGAACCTGTATAGTAACAAAGCCATTATCCATAAGCGCATCAAAGGCTTTTACTCTTTTATTGTAGTCAATATGGTCTCTGCCGATAATGACGAACTCTAATGTAATGCTTCTTTCTGCCTTTTTTGGACGAATAGGAACAACCCTAGTTCCATGCTCAGTTCTTACCTCGTTGGCAATATAACTCTTATTGTCAGCATCAGCCTCTAATGCATCTAAGAATCCACTACCCATCTTTACACGATAGTTAGTCCAAGCATCCTTTCCGTTTATGATAAGTTCATTCGAATTCATGTCAGCAAAGTTAAAAACAAAATGAGGAATAACATTATATTTTTACTACAATGCTTTCACTTAAAATTTAAATGCAAAAAGGGCGCAAATCCGAGCAGGAAATGCGCCCCCAAAAAACAATAAGCATTTGATGTTATGAAGTTGAATTTTCGTTTCCCCTTACTTTTGCAGCTAACGCTACTTTATCTTCTGCATCCTTGCGTATCTTTTCAATTTCTTCAGCAGGAGCGTCAGTTAGAGCCAGCATTTGTACAGCAGTCTCTAAAGAAAGTACGCCTTGATTATATAGTTCCGCTATTACTTTCCACTTATCCTTTTTGTCATCCTCGAAAGGTTCGGCAAAATCGAATTCGACCTCCAATTTATCCAACTTGCTTCTCATCTCAGGATATAGTTCCTTCATTACGGCTATAATCACATGCGATAATCTACCAACAAGTTCTTCATAGATTTCCATTCGGTTAGCTCGCTTGATGTAACCCAATACCAACGCTCGTTTTATGCCGACACTAGTAAGCGTACTCATAGCTTTCATCAGTTCCGGTGACATATCCGGTGTAAACGTATCAAACAATATAGACTGAGCCAAGTCTTCTTTCTCTGCCTTGCGGATTTCGGAATTCTGAGGTGGGTTGATATATTCAAACCTAGAGTTCTTGCTTGTAAGTTGTATGAGTTTACCTGGCTCGTTCCGCTTAGGGATTGATTGTATCACGTCAGCAGTTGCAGCGGCAATAGGGTCAGCAAAGTAGTTGTTAGTATCTCCTATCTTGGAATCAAGCATTTCTTCACGTTCCATTCTCGGTTCTGCTCCTTCCCATGCCTTTGGCTGACGAAAATAAATGCCATTAATTTTTCCTGTCGGATTAGGATACTTATACACTTTCCACCCAAAGCCACCACGTTCACAATGATAGTTAAAAACGGATGTCAATATATCCCAACATTCGATAGTCTTTGATTCTCGCTTTAAGGAATAGCCTACAGCAAAAGCAAGCATGTTTCCGTACTGGTCAAACAACTCTCTCATCTTATGTCCCTTTGAGCGAGCAGCAACATACACATCAACATGCATTTTTCCGTTTTTTTGCGAGAAATTAAAAACAAAACCGCTTTCGGTTTCTGCTCCGGCAAGTCGTTTACATTGACGTAGCTTGGTATTGAAGTATATATCCTTCAAGTATTTTTTATATAGTTCAAAGGCTTCATCGTCACCTTCAGTCTTCTTCCACATAACCGGATTGCCTAACAAGAAGAACAATTCTACCTCATTGATGTATCTTTGTCTTGTTCTTGCCAACTTCTCCGTCCTGTATGGCTTTTCTCCCTTTACCCATTTATCTTCACGGCTCATCACCTTATGGGTTTGTGGATTATATTCCGAAATGGCATTATCCACATCGAAATCATGTTGTTCCATCATATTTACGACAGAATCAACATCATTATCTTCCAAACGTTCGAAGATGCTTCTCTCCACACCCAATGCATTGAGCGTGAGGTTTCGAAAATATGTCTTTATCTGAATAATTGAATCTACAAACATCCTTATAACTTTTTGAAGCAAAGATAATAATAAACAGGGTTTCTACCTACCATATAGGGCAAACGCCTTTCACTTAGTTTTTAAGTGAATAAAAAAGACTATTTACTAAAGAATTTATCTTTATTTAGTAAACAATCTTTTTTATTTACACTTGACTTTTATCTACTCTTATAGATTACTTACACTAACAATCTAATAATTAGATACTTGTATTTTTATTACAAAAGTAATTATATTTGTCATTTAGTACACTCCTAAGTCTGATTTAGATGCTTTTCTTGGCTTCATCACTTTACCGAGCAATACGGCAAGAATATAATACCTAGCAGCATCTATCAAATGGTTATCATGGTCTTCGGGAACATTGATGTAATTACCATCCTTATCCTTTGACCACACATATTTACGGAACTCGCTCTGTAAATGGACTGATTGCTTAGTTGTGAAGATTTCGAATGTCTGCATCTTGTCAATACCAGCCAATATAGAGCCAGCACCCTTTTGTGCTCCATATATAACTATTCCACCAAGAGCTACCTCATCTATAAGCCTAGGGTCAGCACTATCCGCATACACAAACAAGCCATCATCCGCATAAGGGCGCAAGAATTTTATAATATCACTGGACAACATTTCCGTTCTATAGCAAAGTTCCTCTATGTATAGGCGTTTGTCTACGATGCCACACTTCACAATAGCAGTATAGTCTTTCGAATATCCCCAGTCTACTCCGATGGCTACTTTCCTTGCGTTGCTAGGGAACTTGTCAACGATGCCTACATGCTTGAATATTGCACCCTCAGATACGTCAGACCATCTACCTATCATTATATGAGCATATTTCTCCGGTTCATTCTCCTTCATCTCTAATACCTCGTTAAGGAACTCCGGTGACAGATGCTTTATGTTATCAAGATATGTAGTATGTATATGAAGTACTCTTGGGTCTGTGCTGATCTGGACAGGAACACCATCAAAATACACCTCTTTATGCGTCTTTTCGATGAAACGCTTATATACCCAATGATTGGAATCACATGGGTTCATAATGATTATTACTCGGTTGTGCAAACCTTTCTGACGGATTGAGAGCATAATACGCTCAAAATCTTCTTCGCTAGTCCATTCCTCAGCCTCGTCAACGACAAACGTTGTCACACCATGAATAGACTTTAGCTTTGCAGTCTGATTACCACTCGAAGTATTTATACCACGGAACATGATTTCAGCACCTGTCATCTTATTGACTATATCGGTCTTCGTGTTCTTGAAGTAATCCTGCGTACCATCAATCTCAATCTTCTCTTTAACCTCTGGAATTACGGAAATAGCGGCACTCACCATCGTATAACGTGTATAAAGAATCTTATGCGCTATCTTCCTTTCCGCATTGTATTCGAAGGTTAGTCTTTCTATAAACTGAGAGGCTGAGAAGCTTTTTCCTGACGCACGGCTTCCTGTAATAAGGTAAATGAAATGCGTCTTGTCATTATACAACGGATAATAAACGGAATGTGTTTTTGTCATTATTCACCCTCCTCTTGCTCTTCTGCTTCCTGCTCAATCTCTCTTTCTATCCACTTATTGACGGATATACCTTTCTTAGGGTCAAAAGGAATGCCCTTTTCCTCTTCATCCTTCTTACCTCTCTGTATCTCTCTCCAAGTCATATCGTAATGGAATAACCAAGTAGAAAGGGCTTGTACGTTAGGTGGGGTCTCCTGCTCGGTTTCTCTAGTTTCCACTACTATATCATCTGTCATAACTCCATCTACAACCATATGTCTTTTGGTGGTTGTCTTGCCTTTTACCTTGACACCTCCAAGGGCGCATTTAAGGAATCTTCCACGCACGATTGCATTGATAAACTCTCTGCCACGCACGAGGGATTGAGTTATCCTTTCGCCTCTTTCCGCATTTTCGTCTTCATTCCAATTCTCGTATTTTCCGTTTTTCATTCGGTTGAAGACCTGTGGATTTAGGTCAACCCCAAACTTCAAACCAAGGGCGTAGGCAATTTCAGAATCCTTCTGACCTTGCTTTGCAAGCTGTTCTATCTCATCGTAGAAAGCATCGCCATTGTAATCAAATTTCGGTTTTGCCATTTTCTTGTATTTATTATTGTTTCGCTATATATTGGGCAGATGGGATTTATACCTTGCCTCTAATTTTGTTATACATATAGAAAGGAACGGCTAGTAAGAACATTGGTATTGCCAATATCATAGTTATAGCCAAGTTCGCAATCTTCATTAATCTTTTTCCGTTTGCCTTCATAATCTTTCGATATTTATGAGTTGACCAATTGTCCTACCTTGTTTATCAAAGGAGTAAAGAGACACGACACCCACATATTGAACGCTTTCTTTCTCCTCTTGCCAAGAAACATAGAAACAATCATAAATGGAATGAGCATAACTATCGTTATTGCCGCCATTATAAACCCTAACGAGAATCTTATAATCTTTTTCATTGCTTTCATTTTGTTTTTGTTTATATGCGTTTTGCTACTTTCATAAGCATTTCTCCCTTGATTACCTTATCGGTTTCGATAAATCCAAAGGTGCTCATAAAACGTTCCTTGTTCTCTATGTTGTCAAAGGATAGCATGACGTAAGACTCGGCTTCTAAAGCTTTTTCCGCTGCCTTGGTATTTACCTCTTTCTTTACTTGTTGCATACGCTCTTTATTCGCTTGATATTGAGCTTCTTGCTGCTGATTGGCTATAATTTGATTTTGCTCAATCTGTCGTCTCTGCTCTTCTTGCACTTCCTTTGGTGCTGGCACTTTTCTGTTTTCGCTTTCTTGGGCAAATGGGTCTAGTAAGGAATTGAGTTCTTTGCCTAACTCGTCTTCGCCTTCAGTCTTTACCATTGCATCATATCCGAACAGGGACAGGTCTTCTTCCGTTAATCCGGCATCCATATAGTTTATGTCCGGCAGTAACTCACGGACTTTCATGTCATCCCATTCTCCATGAGCATTCTCGGAATTAA